TGAAGCCTAAGGGCAAGACAGCGACCATTGTCGAGCTGTGGACAGCTCAGGACTTTGAGCTCTATCTGGATAATGCCTTGGTGGAGAAGAAGCCTAATCCCTACGGCTTTATCCCCTTTATCATCTATCCCAACCTGCGTGAACCCAAGAAGTTCTGGGGAATATCTGATTTGCCCCAGATTATGGAGTCGCAAAGAGAATTGAATCGAGCCATGAGTCAGCTATCCCGCATATTGGAATTATCCGGTAATCCCATCGCTGTCCTTGAGAATGTGGAGGAATCCGAGAACATAGCCATCAGGCCAGGGGCAGTGTGGAATATACCTGAAGATGCCAGAGCTTATCTACTTGACCTGCTACAAGGTGGTGGCGTCAGCCTTCATATCAACTATATTAATTTGCTGTATCGGGCCCTGCATGACATATCAGAGTCGCCTAGGTCTGCCTTTGGCGGAACCGAGAGGGATTTATCCGGGGTAGCCCTGGAAATTGAGCTTCACCCGCTACTGCAGAAAGTCAGAAGAAAGAGAATTATCAGGGCAGCTGCCTACAACCGTAGAAATGAAATGATCCTTAAGCTCCTGGAGAAGTACCAGGGTGAGCGCTTTGGGGATAACCACTTGCGGGTAGTCTGGGGTCCGGTGTTGCCTCAGGACATGGCCAGGCAGGTAAATAACGAGCAGACTTTAGTCCAGACTGGTATCCACTCCCGGAGAACAGCCATGGATGAGATTGGCATTAGGGACCCTGAGTATGAGTTCAAAAGATGGCTTGAGGAGAGAGAGACCATCCTCAGGATGAATAAAGAGCTTAACGCTAAGTCCACCAAGAGCGGAGCGAGAGAGAGGGCTTTACCGTCTCAGGCGGAAGGCGTTGAGGAATAATCAGCAGGAGGAATTATGGTGGCTGATAAAGAGCAGAAACTGATAGACGAGCTTGAAGCTGTCCGGGCAGAACTGGAAAGACTGAAGCCGGAGAAAGAAGTACTTACCAGGGAACTTGAGTCTAAAAATGCTACCATTGCCGAGCTGGAGCAGGCACTGGCCAGCAAAGATGGCGAGATTGCTATCCTGAAGCAAGCTATAGCCGAGTCAGACCAGAAACTGGCTGACCTCACTGCTGCCTTGGCTCAGGCGGTAGCTAGCTATAAGGCTCTGGTAATGGAGACGAATCCAGAGGTACCGGATGAGCTGATAACCGGGGAGAATATCGATGCCATAAATGAATCTCTGGAAAATGCCAGAGCCCTTATCGATAGGGTCAAACAGGGAATTGAGGCAGAAGTCTCCAGAACAAAGGTACCCGCTGGTGCTCCCCAGAGAGCGCCGCTTGATCTGTCAGTTCTATCTCCGCGGGAGAAAATTCAATATGCAATAGGAGGTAAAAGATAAATGGCGTTAACATTGGCTGAAGCAGCTAAGCTTTCAAATGATATTCTACTTCAAGGGGTGGTGGAGACCATCGTTAAGGATTCGCCCGTCCTGCAACGTCTCCTCTTCATTGAGATTGTTGGTAATGGTCTGACCTATAACCAGGAAAAGACCTTGCCCAGTGTCGATTTCTACGATGTCGGTGATACCTGGGTTGAGTCCACCCCGACCTTTGAGCAGAAAATGGCAAACTTGAAGATTATGGGTGGTGATGCTGATGTCGATAACTTTCTCAAATCGACTCGGAGCAATGTTCAAGACTTGGAGGCAGCGGTTGTTGAACTGAAGGCTAAGGCAGTCAAGGACAAATTTGAAGAGACCTTCATCTATGGTGATACCACGGCTAATCCCAAGCAGTTCGATGGTATGAGAAAGCTTATTGATACCACCACGGCTGGTGACCAGATAATAGCTATGGGGGATACCGGCGCTACCCTAACTCTAGCCAAGCTGGATGAACTTATTGACGCGGTTAAGGGAGGCAAGCCGGATATGCTGCTGATGAGCCGCCGCTCAAGGCGAAAGATTAATGCTCTGGTCAGGGCGAGCGGGGCGATGATAGACAGTGACCGAGACCAGTGGGGCAATTTTGTCCAGTTGTGGGATGGTATTCCGATTGGCGCCAATGACTGGATACTGGATGCCCATACCGTTAGTGGTGGTGTTGAGACTGGCACTACCGGTGGTACCTGCTCTACCATCTATGCCATTCAGTTTGGGGAGTGGGCTCTCTGTGGCTTGACCAGCCCCGGACACCTGACCGTGGAGCCAATTGGTTCTATGGAGAGCAAAGATGCCACCCGAACCAGGGTTAAATGGTATGTATCCCTGGCTTTGTTCAGCTCGGTTAAGGCAGCCGCTTTAATCGGGGTTAAGGACTAAAAGATAAAGGAGACTAAAAAATGGCATTCTCAGACCCGGGAAAAGGAAGGATTATTGAGCAGGGTGAAGGGTTGGTCAAGATAACCTTAGCCGAAAACTGTAAAGCTGGCGATATCCTGGGCTATAGCTCAGGCTGGAAGAGAGCGCTGGCTACTGTTGGCACCGCTATTCAGGGGAGGTTGGTAGCCGGTGAGGATGGCGCTAGCAGTGATGTCATTACCGCTTATCGTCGGGCAGTGGTTAGTGGCTACTCTGGCGGGACACCAGGCAACCCCGTCTATGTGGCTGAGGGGACGGATGATGGCAAGATTACCGAGACCAAGCCAACCACTTCTGGTGATTGCGATTCCATTATTGGTTATATGGTTTCGGCTACGGTGGCTGCCGTAGAGCCCGGCTCAAGGGCTGATTCAACAGCCTAATAAGGAAGTTATAAGAGGGAGGGGGTTTTAGCCCCCTCCCCACAGGAGGTGAATTATGGCACTCGCAGTAATAGAACACATCGAGTGTCCTTTTGCCAAGGGTAACCTGACCTCAGACGGAGTTCAATGGAGTGCGGAGAAGACTACCACTGGTGATGACTTTGAAGCAGTGGAAGAAGTTACCGTTAACCCGCCGGCATTGGGAGCTGTTATTGAGTTTGAGTTTGGGCTTGCCTGTGCGGTAAAGTCCAGCGGCACTCTGGAAAGTGTCCTGTTCAAATGGCAGGCACGAAATAAAAGTGGCACCTGGGTTGACCTTCACACTGAGGTGACTTGCGCGGCTGATGCCTCAGCCTATAAGGAATATACCTATAGTGGTCGTTTCCAACCCGTAGCCAACTTCGATGCTGTCCCGTTTGATGTTCGGCTGGTAATCAAGTCAGGTGCTGCTGGCGGTGAGAATGCAGTGGGTAAGACCAAGAACTCACGCTATGTCAAGGTAATTTACTCTGCTTCGTGAGGTGACTGATGGACTTTATCTTTGACCCTAGTTTGGTGCTTTACTTGCCTCTTTATGAGCTAGATGGTGTTTCCTTCATGTCAAAGGATGCCTATGGACACTTATGCTCGGTTACTGGTGCTTTGTGGAGACCAAATGGACATTACTTTGATGGAACAGATGATAAGATAGCCTGTGGAAATTCCACTGCATTTGATTCGGCAGGAATCACTATTGAGATGTGGATAAAGTTAGGTAGTCTCGCTGCTACCGCTAGATACCTGTATAGTAAGGGTGCAGTTGTTGGTTCTTTTATTGCCGATATAAACACCTCTCAACTACAAAGGGTGCAGATAAAGGATGCGAGTGGTTGGAAAAATACAATCTCTTCCTTGACAGCTATTGCCACAACAACTGATTGGCATCACTGTGCTTTTACATTCAAACAACCAAGTCTGGTATTCTATATGGATTTAGAGCGAGAAGAGGTGACATTCAATTGGGCTATCACTGCTAATACTGCCAATTTGGATATTGCACAAGGCAGGGGTGGTTATTGGATAGGGAATATTGGTGAGGTTAGGCTCTACAGCCGAGCTCTAACACCCCAAGAAATCCAGCATAACTATTTAGCTACTAAATGGAGGTATAGATGAAGTATAGAGTAAGAATTGATTTGCCCTTTGCTAACGAAGCTGATGCTCAGTCTTTAATGGCTTACGTGAAAAACCTATCTAATAAGGCAGTCAGTATCAATGAGGGCGAGCCAAACGAGGAGATAGCCTTCTTAGATTTAGAGATTTGCCGGCACGATGAGGGCTTACCCTGTGAGAAGCTGGAGAGGGTAGAGATTAGGAAACTGTTGCCTAAATAGAGGAGAAGTTTGAAGATGCGAAACCCCTTCAATAACTATCCATCTCACTCTCCTTTCAAGGAGAAAGATACTAAAAGGAGAGTTAAAGAGAGGCGAAGGATAAAGGGGGAAGGGATCACCGGAATAAAAACCTAAAAGGGGTGAAGTAGATATGAACCTAACCGAGATGAGAACCATAGTCAGGCGTGACCTCCATGATGAGGACGCTGCCAACTATCGCTGGACTGATGATGAGCTGGATAGGCATATTGCTCAGGCGGTTAAGAAGTTCTCCGAGTATCTTCCCTGCGAGCAGAAGGCAGCTAAGGCTACTACTTCAGGCTCCAGGGAACTTGATATATCCACCATTGCCGATAGAATTATGGTTGAAGCTGTTGAATACCCGGTGGATAAGTTCCCCAAGCAGTACCAGCCCTTTGCCCTGTGGGGAGACACTCTAACTATCCTTGGTGATGAAGTCCCCGATGGCTCTGATGCCTACATCTACTACGGTAAACTCCACACCCTCGATGCCACAAGTTCCACCATCCCCACCCAGCACGAAGACTTAATTGCTGCCGGTGCTTGTGGCTGCGCCGCGGTAGAATGGGCAGTCTATGCCATAAATCGGGTCAATGTTGGCGGTGGAATCACCCCCAAGGAGTTTCTTACCTGGGGAAATGAGAAGCTGAAGTATTTTAAGCAGGAGCTAAGGCGACTGGGGAGGAGAAATAGGGTTAGAGTCCGCGCGCTTTATAGGCCCTACTATCCCATTGTCTCTAAATCAACCGATTACGGACCTTAATTAATGGAGAGTCAGAAAGGGATGAAGCCTCTCTTTAAAGACTAAAGGAAGGTCAGAGAGGGATAAAGCCCCTCTTTGTAAAATACTCCCCCTCTCCT